GTTTGATTCTACAGTTGCTTCAGCAGCATCTTTATATGTTGCTACACCATTTGCAGTAGAACCATCCCAACTGATTCCACCACCCCCGCCGCTGCCAGTGCTAACGGCAGAACCATTAAGGATTAAGCTACCAGTAATTTGAACACTACCGGTAAATTGGTGGGTATCCGTTTGATTAGAACCTATATCAGTAGATCCCGGAAGAACATTTGGTGAAGGTATCCATTTAGCCATTAGTTGCTATCCTTAATCCGTTAAACCAGAACCAGTTAAAGTAAACATTTCATTGGACGAAATACCAGTCAATTCAGCAACCACTACATAACCGGATGTGTTGCTTGTAGTATTTGAAATATAAATTTCTTTACATTTTACTCCAAACGAAACTGCATCACGAGTTGAAGTAAGTGGATAAAAGTGATTTCCACCAACAACATTTCCAGAGCCAGTTGAATTAAAACTCACCCTTAATGGTGCATCATTGGTTGGATCAAACATCATCACTAATACAGATTTTGCCACAGTTGGAAATTCAATTTTATGTTCTGCACTACCGGGAAGACCTTCTGCACCTGATCCTGTTATCCAAGGAACTCCTGCAACTTGATATGAGCCAACTGCTCCAAGCCCTGCGCCGTATTTAAATGCCATAATATAATCCTCTCAACATAAATAGTTATTTAATCTCTTCTTTCTTTTGCTTCTTTTGATTTTTGTTTTTCGATTTCAGCAAGACGACGGAAATGTTTTTCTCTTTTGATTTCTGATGGCTTTTTATAATATTCTCTTTCTCGATATTCATCTATAATTTTTTCTTTTTTAGATTTTCGAATAAATCTTTTAATAAGGTTTTCTGAAGATTCATTTTTTCGTATTTTAACTTGCATTTTATTTTAACTGCTCCCACGCCCCGCCAGCAATTTTCATAATGGCGCTTATATCAACACCTGGGTCGCTTGGATCTACATCCCTTAGAGCGCCATGTTTGTTGCTGCTAGTACCACCACCAGATCTCATGGGAGTTGTTCCCTCAAAAACTCCCTTTAATCCAGTTGAATTTTGCAAACTTCTTTTAGTTTCTTCTAGTGATTGTCTTGCTTGTAATACAGCTGCACTCGGAGCAGATGATTTAATAACCTTTTTTTCTACAATTGGTTGTCTTGTGGTGCCCTGAAGACCTTGAACAACTTCGGTAATAATACCAGAAAGCGTTCCATCTTCGAAAATAACCTCTTTGATACATTCTTTAATAAGAGGCTTTAAAACTTGTTTTAATTCGTTTCTTTTCATTTTTCACCAATAATATTATTTAACAAGCGATTTATTCGGTCAGCTTTTGACCCCACTTGTTTAATTTTTGACTCATTCATCATCATATAAGCGCCCTGAGTCGAAGGCTCAGAAACAATATCAAAACAAATCAATTGAAAATCATCCTCAACAAGAGTTTTCCCTTGAGATTCTTTAACAGAACCTAAGCCTCTTGAAGAAATGCCCAATTTAATACCATCATTAATGAGAGCTGATAAAATCTTACCTGCCGGTGTTGAAAGAACCTTAATTTTTCCCATTAAATCTTTTCCTTCCCACCATAAGGATACTACCATATGAGAAGCATTTTTAAGATTTACCACGGAATCTTCTGGATGATCAAGTTCTCCGCAAGCACGATTTTCTTTAACGCTTTTCATATAATTTTTTACTTCACGCATTAAAATAGGAGCCGGATAAACTCTCCCATTACCGTTTTGCTCGTCACACCGCTGCATTACACCAGAAAGAAAAACTGCGCCGTTTTTTGCTTGAATCTTTTCATCTTCAGTTAAAAGATCTTGACAAACCCCATTGGGACATAATTCAAAATATTCTCTTAAAAGATATTTATTATTCATTTTTGTTCTCTTTTGATTCATGCACTGGGCGCATGAGATCAGCAGGGGTTTGACCGCCAGCTAAATTTTCATGCTCATCAAGCATTTGCCAAACTTCAGCCAATTTCTTATGAAGAAATTCAAAATCTTCAGAAACGTCCTCATCGTCAGACATATCTCCCCGATATTCGTGGATGGAATCTAATGCCTTCCCAACAATCATATAAACAATAGATCCAATTGGGACTTCTTCTTTTTGAAATTCTCCTTCTGGGAACACGCAACCAAGACAATCGGTAGAACTTGATTCGTCGGAGGGCATATTATAATTTTGAATTTCCTCTTGAATTATTTCTTTTAATCTGTGTTTTTTAATTTTCATAATTTATTCCTTATTGGATGCGGGCGCGACCCGCATGATACTACAACCTGCTTTACAACGTCGAACAGGGCGCAACATGCGTCTTTTCCCTATCATTATACTTTCAAACATTATTTATCACCCCAAATTTTAAAATTTATTCCTTTATCACCAAAAACCATATTTAATACATACGATGTTCCAGAACTAATACAGGCTATAACAAATGCAGTAGCTATAGAATAATCAAATGTAAATAGTTCTGTATATTGGTTAATCGCCCACAAAAAAATGCCAGCCCACCAGCCTACACACATCGGACAATGAAAGAAGTGATGAGAGGGGCGGATTTTATTGAATATGCTTCCAAATACTATAATTTGCGTAAGACCATAAGCCGCAAGCACAAATAGCAATAAGTTCATTAGTAATATCCATAACCACTTAAATAACGACGGATACGAGATGGAGTGATAGAACCCTTCTTCGGTTCTTCAGGCACCTCTCCCAACTCTGTCGAATCGGCTGGGTTCGGATCGACCAAATGATCTTCTATTTCGTTTTCTATGAATTCTTGCATTTCAAGATGAGGAGCTTGGGCATCAATAAAGTTCTTTGTTGTATAAATAACTACTTGCGCGGCGCTTACACCTTCATCAGCCGCATCAGGATAAACACCTTCTAGGCTCCCAAAGATATTCCCGCTTCTTATGCTATCTGGCAATACCACTCCCTCATTTACCAAATATTTAAAGTACGAACTTTGAATATTGTATATTTCGTCACTTAATTCTTCCTTGGGAAAGGTAACGATTTTTTGATTTTCAGTATCAAGGATGATATCGATCAACTTATGATCAAGGATCATGATTTTTCCATCCAATGTTTTTCTTGCATGGATAGCGATTTGGACATGCTCTGAGTGGGCATTTATTTCAGCAACTTCTTCTTCGGTTGCATCAGGATCTATTTTGATTTTAATTGACATTCGATCTTATCTCCTGCACAAGCCCTTGAATTTTAATAATTTCTTCAACCATTTCTTTGCCTGGTTTTCTATCTTTGCAAGATTCTAAAATTTTCATAACTTTTTTAGCATTCGATAACATCTGAGAGTCAGATATAAATTCTTCTTTCAAGAACGATTTCCCTAATTCTTTCTTGAGTCTTCCAACTTCTTCATTTAGGTATGTTTTCAACTCCAAGCCATTATTATGAAATGAGGTGATAAACTTGTTTAAAAGAACTTTTTGTTCAGCCAATAATTTACTTCCATATTCTTCGTTAAATCTCTTAGCAAATGATTTATATACCAAATTATTAATGGGAGTCATTTTTTCGTCATTTTTATTTGAAGACATTTTATCAAGAAGCTCGTTTTCTAACAAAACTTTTGATCTAACTGAAATTTTATTATTAAAAATTTGAGCAATTGAAGCTAAATCTTTGTAGTTTGGTACAAAATTTGAAAACGCCTCATCAGTTACAAATTTACGGATTCTTCTAGAAAGTTTATTTTGTTCTGACGACAATTTTTTCTTATCCAATCCTTTATGACGATTTTTTACCTCATTAAGAATTTTTTCAGCAGTTAAAATACTCGTGTCTTTTGTATGTACAATAGCGTGATATAGCTTCAGTTCCCTATACATCATTGAATCTCGTGAAAAATATTCTTTGATAAGTAATGTTATTTTGGATTGCATTTCTCTGTTTTTGGAAAGAACAGACTTTGTTAATTCCTGAATTAAAACTTCATAAAGAAATGCACTATTTCTTTTTTTATTATGCTTGAACTTTGCCATTCTTTTTCCCATTTTTACCCTTTTTTTCAAGATTCTCAATTATTTTCTGAATTTCAACATCATTCTCTAAAATCTTGAGTTCTTCTTCTTTATGCTTCTCTTCATAATTAGTTTCTAAATCTTCATAAATTCCTTTTGCAAGCTGATTCAGCTCCGAAGCGCCTTTCCAAATGTTTCTAGGAGTGTTTTTTCCCACTTCTTCTGCATATTTGCCCTTATAGCTTCGCTTTCTTGCACCCATATCTCTTTTGTCAGATTTAACTGGGGTGTATTTTTTACCTTTTGCCCCAGGGGTTGTATATGGGGGTTGATCAGGTCTTCGCCAGTGTAAATCATTTCGTTTAGCTGGGGCTTCCATCGCTCCAGCTCCTTCGTCGGGAGATGCCAAAAGGGTTTCTTCTTCGGCATCTTCGGCAGCTGGTTCTGCTGGTGTTTCTTCCCCACCAAAGTCGGACAAGTCTCCGGGCATTCCACCTGCCATCTCATCCATTCCTGAAGCCACCATACTTGCACTTTCATAGGCTGCATCCAGCTGTTTATCATAAAACATTTCTCTTTGATTACGAACAATTTCTTGATCAGAAAGATCAAAAATATGTTTTGCAACCCACCGACGACTGAAATACCCCTCAATCGCTCCGCCCGCAACTTCGAATTTTGTTCGCCAATGCTCAAGCTCTTGAAGTTCTGCAAGTTTAGAGGGGGCATTGAGGTGGAGTTTAAAAGATATAAGATCTTTGTTTTTATATCCGAGTGTATAGAGATGAATCACTGCGATTTTTTCCAACTCAGACACGATACTTCTTTGTAAACGAGTTATTGTCCGCGCAAAACGAATATCTCTTTGTGCCAACGTTGTTTTGTCCTCTGAACCTTCATCCCCTTGAGTGAGATAAGAAGCAGGAATTTTAAGAGCTGAAAATAATTTATCACGTAAATATTTTACATCATCAATATCACCTGTATAAGTTCCACCGGGAAGTGATTCAATTTTTGTTCCACCTGTCGCCCCTCTCACTGGAATAAAATAATCTTCATCAATGCTCATAGGGTTATATCGCAAATCAACTCGTCCGCTGGCTGCATCAATAACTTGATTTCTCTTCATTTGAGTTACAATACGTTCCATATGTTGTTCTACTTCACTTTCGGGAATACCTCCAACATCAATATAAAAAACTCGCCTCTCTGGGGAGCGAACAATACGATAAGCCATCATAGCATCTTCTAATAACATTAATTGACGCCAAATTCTTCGAGAAGACTCCAAAACCGATGTACCATAAGGGGTATATTTGTCATTTCCAAGAATTCTAAAATGAGCAACTTGCCAATTTTCAAATGTTAAGCCGCCACTATTCCATTGAAACTGAACATAATTGGGGTTGGTTTTATCTTCCCCTTCAAGTCTTTCAATTTCAGCTGGCGGAAGACCAATTACAGATTTAATGCCAATATTTTCATCAACGTCTAAATATAAAAAATAATCTCCATATTTGCACATACTTCGACACCAGCCATATAGATTAAATTCTATATTTAATACACTATAAAAAAGATTGTGTAAAACCTCTTTTATTTCTTCGTTTGGGCAATTAACTGTAAGAATTTTTTGCAACGGAGATGAAACAGTCATTTCATCAGCATAAATATCCAGTCCTGATGCAATTTCTGGCATGAACTCCATTTGATCAAAATCAACATACCTTTCTGCTCTAGCAGCATTAAGTGTTGATTGGGCGTAAATATTATCAAAAGGATTATAACTCGTCTTTTTAAAAGTAAGACCGCCAGCTGATGTGAATTTATATTTATCAAGCTGCCATCTTTTAAGCTGGCGTGGGTTTTGTCTATCGTGCTTAGTGAGAGGACCAGATAATAATCTTGTTAACGCTTTAAATAAAAAGCTGTCTGCGTTTCGAGTATTGTTTTTGTTTTTTTTATTATAATCCATTTTTATCCCTTTATTAACCATCCAAAGTTTTTATAATCTTCTTTTGCTTTCTCCATTCTATCAAAAGATTGTTCTTTTTTGTAGCCAAACATACCTGGAATTGTGGTATTTATTCTCGTATTTGATGTAACCATAGAATTTAAAAATGCTCTTTTATATTGTAAATCTCTCGTATTTTCCTCAAGAACTGTGTCTCTAACCCAACAAGCGATTGCCAATGACATCACTAAGTCATCATTATAACCTCTTTGCGCTTCTGGTCTACCGTTTTTCCAAACAAAAGTTTTAAGTTCTTGATGACTCCTAATTGAATTAAGAGTAATTAGTGCATTTCTAATGAATTCTTCGAGTTTCGCCACAATCAAAGGTCGCGTTTTTTGAGAGGTGGTGAATCCTGGAATTGTATTGGACATATGCTCTGCGCGATATTGCTCAACATATTCGTGAGTTCCTTTAGTGGAGTAATATAAATTTGGATAACCGGCATCAATGAGTTTTTCCAATACTGAAAAGCCGATGTTATTATTCTCAACAATAAGCATCGCATCTCCGTATTCTTTCCCTGCGTCGAACAAGATCCGTGCAAATAAATCGGTTGTGGGTTTTCCGCGATATTCTGCAACTTGTTCCATCGTTGTTGTGTTGAAGATATGAAATACAGAGAAGTCATTACCATCACCACGAGCAACGTCACCCACAAGTAAATATTTATTTTCTGGTTTATATTCTTCCCAAATCCAAAAGTTTCTATCAAAACCTGTTTGGTATTTAGGCTCTATACAAACTTGTGCTATTTTCTCTAAATCACCAGGATGAACCACTGTTTCACCAGAAGCATTAAAGTTACATTCATATTCTTGTGCAACTCTACGCCTTGAAAGATTCCGAGTTGTTTCATCAAACCATGCTTGATCTCTTTCAGGGTGAAGTGTCCAATGAAGTTTTGTTGGGTGAAAGTCGTTTTCTCCGGTTTGAGATGCAATATATGTTTTATGAAACCAATTTCCCACACCATTTGGGGATGAAAGAGCGATACATCGACCACCTGCGGCCATCGTAGGTTGAAGTGCTGTCCATAAATCATCAAACCCATCAATATGTGCGGCTTCATCAATAACTAATAAAGATAGTGCTTCTGAACGACCGGCATCAGTTGAGGTAGAAGACGCTTTGATTTCAGAACCATTATTCAAAACAAAAGACGAACGGTTATCAATCTCGATGGATGCAATCTGATCAAACCACGGAGGCAACAACTTAATCATTGCTTTTACCTTTTTAACAAGATTCGCTGCTGTACTAAATTTAGTTGCAATAACAAGAATGTTTTTGTCGCGATGAAACAACATCATCCACGACACATATGCGGCACTAATTGTTGAAATTCCCATCTGTCGTGACTTTAAAATGACATTGTTTCTATAATCATTAAATTTATGAAGAAGCTCTTGCTGAAAGTCCCATGTTTTAAAGGGAATTTGACCACGAGTTGGATGTGAAATCTTACAATAATTGTCTATAAAATAGACAGGATCTTTGCCACACTTAACAATTTCTCTTACGAGTTCTTTTTTTGAAAGATATTGTGACATACATACTAAGTAGGCTCTACATTGATCCGAAGTTTGCTTTCTGACTGTTTTTCTTGATCAGAAGCCTCTGGTGGATCTCCGACTTCACAACTTTCAGGAGACTCTCTGTCGGTTCTAAATGTGTCAACTGCTCCGCGCATTTTTGGAACAGCCCTTTTAACATTGTCGGGCGTTTTTTCATGTTGCTCTAATTTATCAAAAGTTTCGTCTATCAGCGCACCATGCACCGAGAGCGCAAGTTGAACTTTCTTTAAAAATGAGGCACTTTTTTTAAATTTACTCAAAAATATACCAATTTTGGTTCCTTTGCCAAGAATGTCGCCCAGCACCGGAGCTATACTTAAAAATGAAAGAGCA